TATTAATCAAGTTGCCGCCATTGATGATCAAGTCAGCACTGTGTCAGGTTTGACTACAGAGTTAGGCGTTGTCTCAAACAGTGCCTATAAAGGTAAAATTGAAACGGTAGCCGCATCTGCGTATAAAGCGAATGTTGAAACAGTTGCTAATAACAACACAGCAATTAACACCGCAGCTAATAATATTGCAGCTATCCAAGGTGCATCCGGCAACGCTAGTGCAGCGTCAACAAGCGAAACGAATGCAGCAACGAGTGCCACAGCAGCAGCAACGAGTGCCACAGCAGCAGCCACATCTGAAAGCAATGCTGCAAGTACCTTATCGAACGTTGTGCAGAAAACAGGTGCTCAAACTATTGCAGGTGCAAAAACCTTTACATCTAAAGGTACTTTTAAAACCATAGGTGCTAGCACTACCTTACAGTTAGAAAGTACGGATGGAGGTGCAGCAGTAGCGCCAACCCTATACTTTAAACGCTCAAGTGATACCCCGGCAGCGGGAGACCTTACAGGTGCGCTTACATTTGCAGGATTTACCACAGATGCTAACGGAAGCTTAGTTACAGGCAACGATGGTAACGGAGATCCTTTAAACTATGTACAGTTTTTAACAAAGATTGATAGCGCCGTAGACGGTGCTGCCGGAGGTGCTGTTGGAATTAAAGTCAGAAACGGCGGCGCTTTTAATGAAATGTTTGGTGTTAAGAGCAATAACGGTCAATACGAAATTGTATTGAACGAGTCGGGTAAAAACGCTGACTTCAGGGTTGAAACGGATACCAAAACAAGCGGTCTTTTTGTAGACGCTAGTGAAAACCATGTCGGTATTATGAACGAAACCCCGACAGAAGCCTTAGACGTTACAGGTAACATTAAGAGTAGTGGAAAAGTCATTACATCGGACATAGAGGTGCTAGACGCAACACCGCAGCTTACACTTGACGACACTAATGGCTCAGGTACAGGATTTGTTAGGCAAGATGCCACAGAGTTAGGAATAATATCTAAATCCACTGCAAGTGGTCATGGCTCCATAGGTTTAAAGACAGAGAATAGCTCAGGTAATGTTATTAAAAGAGTCGAAGTTTTATCCGATGGTGACGTTAAGTTCTTCAAAACCAACGGAGATGCGGGTCTGTACTTTAACGCCGCAAACTCAAACATTGGTATTAATTCCAATGATGTTCCTGTAAGAGCTTTAGATGTAAACGGAACCTTTGGAGCAACAGGAACGGCTACTTTCGGAGCTGGTGTAAGTGTTGCAACCGGCGCTACGATTAATAAGACTAACGCAGTCCCTTTAATAGCTAACCGAAGTGGGTCAAACGGATCACTGCTTGCCTTGAAGTATGCACCTCTTGGCGAAAATGAAACTACTAAAATTAACTTAGGTTTTAATGGCACTGACCCTTTTATCACGAATGGTTCTGGAGGCGGTGGTCTTAGATTTAACTCAACAGTTATTAAACCAACCTCAAGTGGTTACAATGCAGCAGACGGTGTGCTTGATTTAGGTACTAGTTCTAGTAAATTTAAAGACCTCCACATCGATGGTGGTGTTTACTTTGGCTATGCCGGAGCCGCTAATGTAACTAGTAACTACTTAGATGACTACGAAGAAGGAACGTGGACACCTGAGTTTGAACACTCATTGTTGTCTGGCGGTAATACCAACGCTTCCATTGTTTACGATAGTGCCACTAGAGGCCACTATACAAAAATAGGCAACCAAGTGTTTATCCACGGACGTATTGTTACAAACAGCGTAAGTATGAACGACGCTAGTGGCTCTATGCGTATCAAAAATCTACCTTTCCCTACAGCTTCTTTAGGAACTCAAGCAGGCGGCAACGCGATTGTAGGTAGAGCGCAGAACTTTGGCACTGGTACGCCTACAGCAGGTCAGGTGTTAAACAACAATACCAGAATAAGTTTAATTAAGCAGATAGATGTCACAGGCAACATGACTACCTTTGGGCAGTCCCTAATGCAAGAGCATACCACAGGAGTTCAAAACGACATCTCGTTCAGTGCTGTATATTGGACAAATAGTTAATCAATAAATTATGCCCCCTTCGGATGGAGGGGGTGGACTTTTAATTTAAACAATAGGAAAACAAAATGAGCTTAACAAAAGAAATTATAGAAGACAAGATTGAAATCGCTGGCGAGTTTAAAGCCGTACAGATTAGAACAGCAACCGTTATTAAAGATGACGGTGTAGAGATTAGCCGCAGCTTTAGCCGTAAAGTTATTCTGGCTGGTGAGGACTACTCCGGTGAGTCTACTGAAGTACAAGCTATTTGCTCTGCTGTACACACCCCTGATGTCGTAGCTGCTTATGCCGCCACGCAAAGTGGTGACTAAGATGACTAAGGCGAGAGATTTAGCAAACAATGTAACTGTCCCTCCATCAAGCCATACAGCTCTAAAGGTACTAAACGTACCCGGAGCTGCCCTTGAAAAATACAACTTGACTCGACAGGGTACAGGCGCAACTAATGTTACTCAAGGTTTTACCGTTGATCCTTATACTGGCGAGCTTTTCACAAGTCACAAAACTTCTAATAGTCTTGTAGTTAATAAATTTGATTCAACAGGTGCTGTATCTCAAACAGCCTCAAGATGGAATAACACACCAAGCCAATCACTAGGTACGCAGCAGTTAGACGTAAGCTGGGACAAAGATGGAAACCGTTGGTTTTGGACTTCAGCGCCGCCAAGTCAATCAGGACAGGCTAAGCATATTAAACGGTTTAAAATATCCGACGGTGCGAGCAACTTACTTTCTTTGACAGACGTGCAGATGTATCAAGTATACACCGATGCGGAAGTTGCAAACGGATCTGGTGGTCAGTGTACTGCTTCGGTTTCACTCGATGGGCGTTATCTGGTAACCGAGTATAGTGGGTCTTTCACAAAACTAATAAAAGTTTTTAACCTACAAGACGTGATGGACGGTGGAACCGACATTAGCACGTCACAAGAATACTCGTTTACTATTGGATTTAACTCAGTCCAGCGGCCTTTACAGGGCATCGCTTGTGACGGCGCATACGTATACACTTTCGCAGGAAACGTAGACCCTAGCGATAGCAACACAGCTAGTTCACTGCAAGTATACGTACACACTGTGGACGGAACCTTAGTGCAGTTTTACGACGACTTTGAAGTTGGCCTGACAGAAGCACAATCTGACGGAGCTGGCACTAAGTACGAGTTTGAAGGTGCTGGGTGGACTTGGCACAACGGAACGCCTCATCTTTCTATTATGATTGTGTCAGGTAACTCTGGTGCTAGGGTATCTCGTATCTGGGCATTAGGTGCGAAGGCTGCTGATAATTCTATGAATAGCGGCGGTGTTAAACAAGCAATAACAGGCGTAATAACCAACGGTAATGCAAACCAAACTACTAGTACCTTTAAGAGTAGTACGGAAGCTGGAGGCTCTGGTGACGTAGCTTTAACTATTACACCTACAGCTACAGGTAGTAAGCTTTTAGTTGGTATTCAGTGTTCTTTGAGCACCTCAACTGGGGGTAAAACAGGATTGGTTGCAATTTATAGAGGAGCTACAAAGATAGCTCAGAAAGGTATTCTTTATCAGGACGTAGGTTCAAACATTAATACAGGCTTCTATATCGAATGTTTAGATGAGCCTACAATACCAGAGACACCTACACCAATTACCTACACGCTTAAATTCGCTTGCGCTCAGAACAACGCTCAGGTGAACATACACGCTGAATCATTCGATCCAGCAAGAGTAACTATTTTAGAAATAGCAGCATAAAAGGACTTAACAAATGGATGACTTTAAACCAAGACTTGACCGTTTAGAATGGCGTGTTGATTCTCATTCAGAACAACTCACACGGCTAAACGAACAAACAGCTGATCTTAAACTAGAACTAAACAACATTAATAAATCATTAATGCAAATTAAATGGATAGCAGTAGGTGCTGCCTTGGTTATTGCCGGGCAGTCTATGGGATTAGGAAACCTCTTTAAATTGCTAGGAGTATAATATGTTAGGTGTAACTGATTTGATTGCGGGTATCTTTAAACCCGCTGCCGACTTAGTAGACAAACTCCACACAAGTGATGACGAACGCTTAAAGGCCAAAGGGCATCTTCTTGATGTCCAAGCGGCTGCGATGCAGCGTGTCTTTGATTACGAGTCCGATATGATTAAAGGCCAGCAGGCTATTGTCAGTGCTGAAGCTAAGAGCGAACACTTCTTAGTTGCTGCTTGGCGACCCATCACAATGTTAACCTTTCTTGCACTGGCTGTGGGGGACTCTTTAGGGTTCCTCGCAACGCCACTGCGTGATGAGGCGTGGGCTTTGCTACAACTAGGCTTAGGCGGCTATGTCGTAGGACGTAGTGGTGAGAAGATTGCAAAAGTAATGAAAGGATAAATCATGGATAAAGATATTTTAGACTCGTTACACGACAGTGTAGCAAAAGAACTACTAGCGAGAGTTAGATCAGGTGAAGCTACTTCGGCAGAACTGTCAGTAGCAACTAAGTTCCTAAAGGACAACGGAGCTGTTCACGATGTGGTCACTACAGAGTCCCCTATGGGTAACCTGCTAGAAGCCTTACCGTTCGCACCGGAGGCATCCCATTGAAAAGGAACTATAAGAAAGAATACAGAGAGTACCAAGGGAAGCCAGAGCAGATCGCAAGACGGTCTAAGCGTAACCAAGCCAGACTGAAGATTAAGAAGGCTAGGGGAGCAGGGGCTATCGCTGGTAAGGATGTAGATCACAAGGATCGCAATCCACACAATAACTCAACAAGTAACTTACGCATCCAAAGTAAGAAAAAGAATAGAGGTAGAAATGGCTAAACCCGGACTATACGCAAACATAAACGCTAGAAAGAAGAAAGGCACAAGCCGACCCAAGAGCAAGTCAACCATCTCAAAGAAAGCCTACGCAAACATGAAGATAGGTTTCAAGAAGAAGGAGAAGTGACGTGGGTAAGTTTGACAACCTAAAAATTAACCAACCTGTTGCACAGAAGCAAGGCGGAAAGTCTCACGTCGTTAAGATAAAAGAAAACGGTAAAGAGAGAATTATACGCTTTGGCGAAGCAGGTGCCAAAACCAACCAAAGCGCCAAACAACGTAAAGCCTTTAGAGACAGACACGGCAAGAACATAGCCAAAGGTAAAACGTCAGCGGCATATTGGGCAAATAAGGTAAAATGGAAGGGTAAGTAAATGGAAAAAGTACCAGAGCAGTTACACGACTTTCGCAACTTTATGTATATCGTTTGGAAGCACCTTAACTTGCCTGATCCTACTCCAGTACAGTATGATATGGCTGACTTCATCCAGAACTGTCCTCGACGTTCAATCATTGAGGCATTCCGAGGTGTAGGTAAGTCATACATCACCGCAGCATTCGTCGTACACCAACTTCTACTCGACCCCCAGAAGAAGTTCATGGTAGTGTCGGCCTCGAAACAAAGGGCTGACGATTTTTCGACATTCACTCAACGTCTGATCCTAGAACTCCCAATATGCCAACATCTCATAGCTACAAGTGAGCAAAGGTGGAGTAAGATCGCGTTTGATGTAAGACCCGCATTAGCGTCTGGTAGTCCTTCGGTTAAATCC